TTCGATGTTGCGCCGTAGTACGCGCTATTGAAAGCTCTTTGTTGTTGGCATAGTACCGAGCGGAGTACTCGCGTTGCTTTCGCCTGCGTTCATCGGGGTCTTTAATTGGCATAGCAAGATTCTAGTTGCATTGGGCTACAGTAGGTGTTATATTCATACCAATCCGGGGTTATCCGGTGTATCTGACAGTCCCCGGCTGACGACATGCAGACAGATACATCACACTTGCATGTAAGGAAAATATCATGGCCCAAACCACATTCTCAGGCCCAGTCCGTTCGGACAACGGCTTCCAAATCCCCGTCGTTACTACTGCCAATTTGCCAGCTTTTGCTAGCGTAGCCGCAGGCACGGCCTACATCGTTTCTGATAATGGCGCAGGCGACGACGAGTTCTGTATTGTTATCTCTACAGGCGCTGCTTGGGTTACCGCTGTTGGCGCGGCTCTTAGTTAATTAGCTCACCCCAACAGCGGGGTTTTATTGTTTTAAGGAGCTGATTATGGGTATACAAACGGACGTAAAAAGCGTCACAGTGACCGCCGATGGCACAGCGTACGGAGGCCGTGCACGCGTCAAATCATTGGTTTTAACCAACAGCGCGTCTGCTGGATCGGTTGTTTTAAAGGACGGTGGCGCATCAGGCGTTGCCCGTATCACAATAAACACGCCAGCTGGTGCGGACCTCCACAATATTTTTATCCCTGATCAAGGGGTGGTGTTTGAGTCGGATGTTTATGTTGATGTGACAAACGTGACCTCGGTCACGATTTTCCATGGTTAAGACAGCAGCATGGACGCGCAAAGAAGGCAAGGATCCGAAGGGCGGTCTCAACGCCAAAGGGCGCGCCTCTTACAACAAGGCGAACCCGGAGAAACCCGGGTTAAAGCCCCCCGCCCAAAACCAAAGACCAAAAAGGACGCCGCGCGCAAAAAGTCTTTTTGCTCCAGAATGTCTGGGATGCCCGGCCCGATGAAAGACGAGAAGGGGAAGCCGACGCGCAAGGCTTTGTCCCTGAAAGCATGGAACTGCTGAGATGGAACTGACTATTTGGAACTTTGTCTTATCAGTCCTGCTGGGCTTGGTAGGCTGGACGCTAAAAGAGAAGTCGGCGGAGCTTGTTCGCGTGACGATACTTCTGAACCGCACTCGTGAAGAGATGGCCAAAGAGTATGTTACAAAGGCCGAGGTCCATGCCGATATCAACCGAATATTGGATCAGCTTAAGTCAATGAATGAGAAGCTAGACAGATTTATGGAGATGCGCAGTGCCAAGTAAAAGCCCTGAACAGAAGAAATCGGGTAAAAAGACGGCTGATGTCGGTTCCGTGAACCGTGTGGGCCGTGCCGTTACCCCTTCTAGGCGTGACCCGGACATTGGCAAGATGATCAAGGAAATTCGCGTACCCGCTAAAAAGAGGAAGTAATCATGAGCAAGCCCGGACTCTACGACAACATCAACAAGAAACGTAAGCGCATTGCGGCCGGTTCTGGTGAAAAGATGCGTAAGCCCGGTTCCCCCGGCGCACCTACTGCCAAGGCTTTTAAGAAATCCGCCAAAACCGCGAAAAAGAAGCCATGACCACTTCTGGAACATCTACCTTTAACCTTGAATTCGATGAAATCATCGAAGAGGCATATGAGCGCTGCGGCTTAGAAAGTCGCACAGGGTATGACCTGCGTACGGCGCGCCGATCTTTGAATCTCCTGTTTATGGATTGGGCCAACAGGGGCTTAAACCTTTGGACTATTGAGCAGCGGTCCTTGGCTCTTGTTGCGGGGGACCCCGAGTACGATCTGCCTGCGGACACCGTCAACATTTTGTCAGCGGTTGTGCGAACGGGAACGGGTACAAACCAGCAAGATATTACATTGGACCGTATTAGCCAAAACGAATACCTGCATGTGCCTGATAAGTTTACGAAGTCGCGTCCTTCGCAGTACTACTTGCAGCGCACGGCCACGCCTGTACTGTTTATTTACCCAGCTCCTGACACGTCGCAGGCCTACACCTTCCAGTACTACACTGTGCGCCGGATTCAAGATGTCGGGGGCTTTACGAACACATCGGATGTTGTTTTTCGCTTTATCCCTGCTTTGGTGGCAGGGCTTGCATACCATTTAGCGTTGAAGAAGGCCTCTGACCGTGTGGTCATTCTTAAGCAGCTGTATGAAGAAGAGTTTGCACGTGCCGCGTTGGAAGATCGGGATACAGCAAGCGTGTACTTGGTACCTGCGATCAGCATAGGCTAAGAATGGCATACGCTCAAGGAAAATACGCACTTGGGATATGTGACAGGTGCGGTATGCAGTATAAATTCACAACGCTTCGCAAGGAGTGGACCGGGTTTAAGGTATGCGCAGAGTGCTACGAGCCTAAGCATCCGCAATTGGAGCCTAAGCGCAATGTAAGCGACTCAATTGCCTTGCGTGATCCGCGTCCTGATGGTGTATTCGTGTTGGATGTATATGCCCAAGCCCCGGGAGACTCGGCTTTTACCTCGGTGGGCATGCAGCCTGCACCCGTGTCTAAGGACATTGTAGGGGACGGCCAGATCGGGTCGGTTGTGGTCGTTATAACCTGATCGAATAAGACAAGGGGTTTTTAGATGAATTATTCGCAGTTGACAACAGCTATCCAAAACTACACCGAGAACACGTTCACGGCGTCGGAGCTTGTTACGTTTGTGCAGCAGGCCGAGCAGCGCATCTATAACATGGTGCAGTTTCCTGCTCTGCGTAAAAACGTGACAGGCAGCATTACCGCGGGTAACAAGTATTTGTCCTGCCCATCAGATTTCCTGTCCACGCACTCGATTGCTGTTGTGGACGGCGCGGGCGACTACGAGTTTTTGTTGAACAAGGACGTGAACTACATGAGGCAGGTCTATCCGTCTGCCGCTACGACTGCAAAGCCTAGGTACTATTCAATTTTTGGCCCTCAGGCCTCTGACGAAAAAGAGCTGATTTTCTTGTTGGGCCCTACGCCTGATACGGACTACACGGCCGAATTGCACTACTACTACTACCCCGAGTCCATTGTTACCGCAGGCCAGTCGTGGTTAGGCGATAATTTAGACTCAGCACTTTTGTATGGCGCTCTAGTTGAGGCGTACATCTTCATGAAGGGCGAAGCCGACATGATGCAGCTTTACAATGCTAAGTATGCGGAAGCTATGCAGCTTGCCAAGCGTCTGGGCGATGGCCTAGAGAAAAACGATTCATACCGCACTGGTCAGGTTCAGGTTCCGGTAAACTAAGATAAAGGAGGCCAAAAATGGCTATTACTCAAGCACTATGTACGTCGTTTAAGGTCCAGATTTTGGGCGGCGACTTTGATTTCAGCACAGGCACTGCGCAGACATTTAAAATTGCACTGTATGCCAGCGCCGCCACACTGAGCGCTGCTACCACGGCGTACTCTGCCACCAATGAGGTATCCGGCACAGGCTACTCTGCCGGGGGTAACACGCTGACAATTAGCACTACCCCTACGTCTTCTGGCACGACTGCATATTTAGATTTTGCCGACACCACTTGGACTACCGCCACTATCACTGCACGCGGTGCATTGGTCTACTTAGCCAACGGCTCGACCAACCCTGCGGTAGCTGTCCTAGATTTTGGCGCGGATAAGACCAGTACCTCGGGCGATTTCACTATCCAGTTCCCAACCGCGGACGCATCTAACGCAATTTTGCGCATTGCGTAAGGGGGCTAAGTGGCCGATGCCAAGGTAGCCTTTGAAGGGTGGGGTGCTTCAGGCGTTGCTTGGGGCGACCAAGGCTGGGGCGCGGGCCATGTAAATGTAACCGGATCCACTGCGCTAGGCGCGGTGGCGGTCTCGGCGAATTCTAATTCGTTCCCTTCTGGGGTTGAGGCAGCAGGCTTTGCTGGGACAGTAGCAGTTAGGGGCGATGCTTTTACCGCCGTGACCGGAGTTGCCGGTCAAATGGCGCTGGGATCGGTTGTTGTTCAGGCAAATGCCGATGTACTGGTCACAGGCTTTGCGGCCACCAGTGCACTGGGCACGGTATCCGTAGTAGCACCGGCCAATGTTTTTCCGTCGGGCGTGCAGGGCCAGATGGCGCTGGGTACCCCTGTTGTTATCGCAACGGCGCTGATCAATCCAAGCGGATTGGAGGCAATGGGGTCGGTAGGCACAGTGAGTGTGGCTTTTGGTATTGTCACAGGGGTCAGTGGTGTATCGGGAAGCGCCCGCGTTGGCACTGTTTTGGTAAAAATCGACGCAAGTTTTGCTCTTACAGGGGTTGTCGCCACCGGTTTTTGGGGTATGTAAATATCTGGGGCCAAGTGGATGACAATCAGGCTGCAAACTGGCAGAATATAGGCAATATCCAGTCCCCTTTGTGGGCGGAAGTAAATGATGCGCAAGACGCAGACTGGCAAGAAATTGCCGCATAAGAGGAAATATAAATGGCTACGCAATATACCTCCACATTGAAGCTCGCGCTTCCTGTCACCGGCGAACTATCCAGCACTTGGGCGACGTTGTTAACGAAAACATTACGTCCATGGTTGAGCAGGCCGTTGCAGGGCTTGCGTCCATCAACACG